CGCCATTAACCATTCCTGGGTCGCACGATCCGATTGAAACTATATGACCTGATTTCATTGATTCCCCCGAATCAGTAAGAAGTGTGGGCGAGAGCAATCGGGGGGAACTACTCCCGCCCACACAATTTGTTACTTGCTCAGATTAGAAGGTTGGTGCTGCTAAACCTGTACCTGAGATGATTGAAGCAGCCAATGGATAACGCTCTGCAGATGCTGCTGCGTAGCCGTAGATGACTGACTTAATCTGTAGCTTGTCTGCGCCAGTTGCATCAAATGACAATGCGAATGGTGCGCCAGGCTGTTCCCAAAGGTGGAATTCAGGTGCTGAAACGCAATAGATTTCATCCTGGTTTGTTGATGCGCCAAGATTTGTCAAAACGTTTGCATCCGCAATGATAGGAAGACCCATCAATGAGTAGCCTGAGTTTCCGTAACCGGCTGCACCTGCTCCTGCTGCGACTCCGTTCATTGGGCCGTTAGCAGTAGGAACTACCAATGGGCGGCCTGTGGTGTCTGTTGCAGCAAGAAGGAACGCTAGACGGCGTGGGTGCATAATCCAGTGTGTTGGTGTAACAAATGCGTTTGACTGAATTTGCTGAACTGCATCTGCCAACTTTGGATAGAGAAGTGCAACTGTTGGTGTTGTTGCTGTGAATGTGATTGCGTTTCCACCTGATGCACGAAGACCCTTGATTGTGCCTGAAGTACCTGCACCATTAAGGATTTGGTTATCAAGTGTTGTGTGCCAAGAACGTACTAGGTCTTGAATTACGAATGAATCAACACCTGTACCACGCTCGATAGCTTGACGTGATACGTCTTGCTGTCCGGCGATTGTACGAACGTTAATTGTGAGCAGTGTGTCATCAACATCTGTCTCTGATACTGCATCATTCTGTGTTACCTGTACGGCTGTTGAACTTCCTGTTGTCATACGGGAAATATTCAAGGTCATACCAGCAGCAGGGAGTGTGTGCTTGTTTGTTGCGAAATCCGCAGTTGGTCGGCCTGCGCGTGCGTATGGTGCAGCGAGATCAACTAGGTACTGTGGAATGACAAGACCTGAGAAGTTTGATGTATCAACATCACGGCGCTCGATTGACTCTTCGCGTGTGTGACGTGCTAGGCGCTCGCGAGCTGAGTAATCTCCACGAATTTCAGCAGCATAGACATCCTTAACGAATGATGCTTCTGAACGCTCTGAATATGTGCGTGCTTCTGAAACAATCTTTGCTCCACCAACTGAGGCTGGCATTGCGATTGATGCTACAGATGAGCGTGCTTCAGTTGCCTTTGCATCTGCTTCAGCCTGAGCCTTGAACTTTTCAATCTTTGAATCTAGTGAGCGTGACTCTTCTACAAGAGCATCAACCTTTTCGGTTTCATCTGCGGTAAGGTCGGTACGATTCTCTGCTGCTACTGCTTCGAGAACTGCATCCATTTCAGCCTTAACTGCATCACGGCGCTCAATTACTTTGTCAAGAAATGACATTTGTTTTGCTCCTTATGAGTTTGGTTTTTGGTTGAGGTGGTGGCGATGATTCTTCACGGCGCTTTCAGGGTGTGAGATTCGCTCCGACTTCGATCCGCAGATTTTCTGCGGAAAACTATTTTGTGTTGTTGATGATTGCTTTGGCTAAGCGCAAAGAAATCTTGCGTGTTGATTCTTCAGTTGCTTCAGGCAACGCATCAATTTCACGCAATTCAGACATTTTGTGACCTACTAAAGTTTCGGTGGCGCGGTATCCGTCTCGGTACTGCTCATAAACACGGATCAAAACCGCAGGATCGCCTTCTTCGGCGGTGATAGAAAAGTCTGAACCAGGGATACCTAGCACGCCTTCTTCCATAATGTGTTCGATGCGACCTCTTGCGGTACCACCGCTTGAATCCCATTCAACGAAATCACCGATGGCTGCGCGAGTTGCTTCTTCTTCTTCCTCATACTCGCCTTCACCCATTAGCAGAGCCATCATTTCAACGGCTCGCATAACGTATTCGTGACCTTCCTTGAGGTCGCTAAAGACTGTTTGAAGCACTGCCAAAGATTCGCCTGTGACTTCGCGACCTTCTTTGACTGCCATAATCGCCTTGCGGAGTTCTTCACGCGCTTCAACTGAAGTTGTTGGGTAGGCAGGATATGTGACAACTGAAACGTCACCATCTGCAAGTGAGAGTTCGGTGAGAAGGCGCTCTGTGCGGTTCTCATTCCACTTTTGACGAATGACACGGAAAGCAAAGCTCATCTGATCCAAGTCTCCGCGCTGAACCAATGTGTAGAGGTCGCGCCCTTCTTGTGTGTCTGCGATAACCGCATCCATATAAAGACCGCGCTCATCTTCGGTAAGTGTGAGCGTGCCGTTCTTTGTGCGAGCTAAAGGCAAGCCTTCGTGATTTATAAGCAAACGCACATCGGGGGTTTCGCTTAGGGTCTTGCGGAAAGCGCCAGGTGCGATTCGCTCTACGAATGGCAACGGCACTGAATTATCGTTGAAAACTGCGGCATATCCTGAAAGGCGCATCGTGCCATCGTCTGCTTGGCGTGCCTCAACATCCTGCACTGTATAAGTACGGCGTTCGATTTTTTTGCTCATTTTGCTCCTTGAATCGGCCTCAGCATCTAAGGCATCAATTTTGCGCTGCGCCCAATTTTGCGCTCTGTCGCTGAAGTTGGAATCTCCACCCCAAAGAAGCCAAGCAACTAAACCTGCGCCTGGGTATTGGGCATTGGATGGATCATTGTTTTTTGGTGCTTGTCCATCAACTTGATGGCGTGCAAACCAAGGTGCCATCTTGCGCACCTTGTTTTCTGAAATTCGACCTGCTGCCATTTCGCGAGCTTCTCGCTTGGTGGCATCGGTAAGACCATCTCCCCCAAAACCTTCTTGTAGGTATTTCAACCCACGCTCTGCATTGGCACGGATGAAAGCAGGAACTGTCAAATCAACTGCGCGAACCTCGCCAAGAGGTTGCATATCTTCAGCGATTGAAACTGCGACCATCTGAGAGATTGCATCCTGCTTAGTATCGTGGCAACCAATAGTGGTGAAAGAACCATCTGATTCTTCTTTAACTGTTGCCCAACCTGAGCAATCACTTTGGCTATCACTAATTCCGTATGGCATTTGATTCCTTACATCATCGCTAGGATTTCAGCATCATCTTCAAGGATGGAGAAATCAATCTGAGATATTGCACTTGCAAACGCCTTACCTAGTCGAGCATCTGCAAATCCGTAATGAATTTTTGGCAAGACCGGCTCAATCACCGGAATATCTATTTGAGGTGCTACAAAGTTCGGTTGAATATAGGCAATGCCAGGGCCGAACGATCCACCCTCGGTTTTTGAGACTGTGACAATCTGCGCTGACAATCCACCAAGGTTCGCCGTAGCGGTAGCGGTGATGTTATCTGCTGCCGTTGCGTTAGCAGTAAGACCACCCAAGGAAACGCCACCTGAGGCGATTACAGACACGATTGCGGTTGCGTTAGAGGAACTACCCCCAAGTGGGGCGTTCGCGGCTGTAACGTTGGTTACAAGCCCTGTGGCGGTGCCTGTAGCGCCGTTAAGAGGCGCAACCAAAACTGCATTGTGAGTGACTACGCTTGAGGCAGTGCTTGTGAGAGCGCCAAGGGTAGCAACCCCTGTGCCTTCCTCGGTAAAGGCAAAGCCTTCGCCGTCTAGCCCGTAGCCTGTGTCATCAAGCGGTGAAACATCCAGCGTAAAACGCAGGAACTCCATTGAACTAGCTCGCTACTGTGAGGCTTACAGTTAAAGACCCCGAAGGAATCGTGTAGGTGTCACCTGCGGTGTAAGGGTTGCCTGTGATTGTTCCCGAAAAGAGAAAGTTGCCTGTTGTCTCTGAATCCCAAGCAGTAAAGTAGGTTGCATCTTCGCTACCTGCGATGTTTGTCCAAGTAATCGCTGCATCGCTTGTAAGCGATCCGCTAGAGGCTGCTGAGAATGAAACCGACTTGCGAGTTGTCTCTGTAGCAGGATTGGCTGTGCCATTCGCGCCAGGGTCTGCGATGTGTAGTTTGACGTACGCGGTGCTGACTGAGAACGCGGTGGCATTGCCTACTGAATCAAGAAATGCGTTGGCAAGATAAGTGCTTAAGCCTGTTGCCATTATTCATCCCCCTCAATGACCTGCTCGATGATTTCGCTTATGCGGTTATCTTCATCGCGAACTACCTTGCGAACAATGCGCTTGCGCTGTTCAACATTTTGAATATTGATTACGGCAGGTTCAACATTGACGTTAGGTGCTGCCACATTAACCTCAGGCGCTTCCACATTCACGCGAGTTTCAGGAACATTCACGATTGTGTCGGGAACATTCACATCTACGAATGAGCGAGAATTGACTTCATAGGCTGCCTGTGGGTTGGCTGGGTCAATCGTTGAGATTTGCTGCAACTGAGTTGAAGGCACGCCTGTGTGCTTGATTGCTTCCATACCGATTGCAGAGAGAACCTCGGCAGGGTCAAATCCGACCTGAATCAACTTGGCGATGATTTCGGTGCGTAGGTTTAGGCCCACATCCTTGGCATCTTTGGCATCAATATTCTGAAGAGGTACGCGGTACTGATCCCCGTCTTCGATTGGAGTCATATCTTCCATTGAGCGCACATCGTTGAGGCTCATAAAGCCTTCACGAAGACCCTTGGTGTAGGCATCAAAGCGTTCGATAGTAGTACCGCGCAAGAGCGCATCGAGGTTAAAACGGATGAAGGCATCCTGCTCAGGTAGCAAAGTTGAGAGTGCTTGCTCGATACGCTCCAAGAGTGGGCGAAGTGAGTGCTGCACGAATGAAAGATTTTGAGCTTCAACGGATGCAAAGCTCATCGCACCGGCTACTGGGTGTCCTAGTAGCGAGATTGGCACGTTAAAGATTCGAGCGATTTCTTCAACGCCGAACTTGCGAGCCTCAAGTAGTTGAGCATCTGAAGCGTTGATTGAAAGAGGCTTGAAAGAACCGCCACCTGTAAGGATGCCGATTTTGCCCGCCTTGTATGGGCCTGAGTGAGCGATATTCCAGTTGATTGCTAAATCTTCAACCTGCTCTTGATCCATTTCGCCAGGTACTTCGATTACACCGCCTGGGTTAGCAGCGTTTCCGAAGTAGGAAGCGGCGTAGGTATCAGCAGCAAGAGCGCCACCAACCACCATTCGGCAAGCCTCGATTGGGGATCGCCCACGAATCTCACCTGGTAGCAAGAAAGCAGGAATATGCAAAATGTCGCGAGTAGTCAAATACATAACATCACCCGTGCGGGCTTCTTTGTATTCGTAGTAAATAGGCTCACCTGGTCGGCGAATGATTCTCACCTTGTCGGGATGTAGCACATAAACTTCAATCACATCGCCCATATCGTCACGAACTGTGAGGATGAAAGCATCTCCGCGCAAATCCATTGAGGTAATCATCTGCTCAAAGAATTCAAGGCGAGTCTGCTCAGGGTTTGGCTTAATCAACCAAGCCGGAGTTTCGCCATAGGCAGCAGCGTAGGAAAGGCGCACTCGACCTCGGCGCACATAGGCACCTACTGGCAAAGAAGCGATGGTGCCTGAACGAAGGCGAACACAAGCGAACACAGTTGAAATGCGCATTGCAGTATCGGCATCAACATAGACACCTGAAACATCTGCTACAGGTGGTCTGCCTGGGATGAGTGGCCCAACCCAAGTATCACCTGCTGCACGCTTTTCGCCTGAATTCCTCAAACGCTTAGATAAACTCATTATTCAGCCTTCTCTGTAATCCAAATGAGGAACGAACCAAGAACAATGCAAGCAATAGGGAGTGAGAATTGAATAATTCCATAGGTCACAAGAACTGCCCCTGTAACTTCGGTGAGGATTGAAACATCAATCTTTGGAAGTTTGAATTTCATCTCATCTCCTTAAATATCTATTGAAAAGAATCTAGTCACCGGCGCTTTAGGCTCAGGTGGTCGGGTGGCTCGGTCATAACCGAAGATTGAAGCAACGGCGGCATCCACCTTGCGCTTGCTTGAAGCCTTAGCCACCATCACGCCACGCGATGATTGTTTAGTAACGCAGTTGGCGATGTGTCGCGCTAAGCGCTCATCTCCATCGTGCGTGAATGATTGATTGACTACTGCTTCGTAGAATTGTTGCGTAGCAGGAACCATTCTCTCCGCAGAGTTCGGATAGCTGACAACAGGTAGCCCTGCCTCATCAAGCACCATAAAGGTTCTCTGCCATCGTGCGGGATCAAAGACAACCTCTTTCACACTAAAGCGGGAATCGCGATAGGCGTTGATAATTGTCTGCTCGACCTCTGCGATGGGAACGTGCCAATCTTGCACATCTTCAGGTCTTTCCCAAAGCCCAACCACTTGAAGGTGTGGCTTCTCTTCTCCTAGAAACCACGCCACCAAAGCGGTTGAGTCATTGGAAAATGCCCCGTCAAAAGCAAGGATGCAATCCTCGCCGTCAATAGGCGCTCGCCCTGGTAATGCA